AGCAACAGCACCAACTACACAGTCAGACGGTACTGCACTTGTGACTAACGACTTATGGATTGACACAAGTGACCTTGAGAACTATCCAAAACTTTACAAATACAACACATCAGCAACTTTAAGTTCTACAAACACAGCGAACCAAGTGGCAGTGACCACTTCGGGTGCGGCTTGGGAACTGGTTGACAAAGCAGACCAAACCACAGAAGACGGTATTGTGTTCGCAGATGCTAGATGGCACACAACAGCAGACAAGGCAGACAGCCTAGAAACTGGCGGTGCTGGAACACCAAGTTCAATTAAAGACTTATTGAGCGATGGTTTCCTAGACCCAGATGCTCCAAATCCGGACAACTACCCACAAGGTATCTTGTTATGGAACACAAGAAGATCTGGTTACAATGTTAAGGAATACAAAAACAGTTACATCACAACTACGAAATATCCAGGAAGCGGATCAACTGGTTTAGGTAACATCAGAGCAAGTAATGAGTCAGTATCGGCTTACTACCCAGACAGATGGATTACTAAATCAAGCAACAACGCAGACGGTTCTGGATCTTTCGGTAGAAAAGCACAGAGAAAAGTAATTGTTGAGCAGATCAAATCTGAGATAGACACAAACCAAGCGATCAGAGAAGACCAAAGAGGATTCAATGTTATCGCAACACCTGGCTATCCAGAAGCAATAGCAAACATGATTAACCTAAACACAGACAGAAACAACACAGCGTTTGTAGTGGGAGACACACCTTTGAGATTAACAGGTACTTCTACTGCGATACAGAACTGGGCAAACAATACAGCGTCAGCACTTGACAACGGTGAAGATGGCCTAGTGAGCTCAAGTGATTACTTGGGTGTGTTTTATCCATCTGGTCTAACAACTGACAACACAGGTAAGAACATCGTAGTTCCACCATCACACATGATGTTGAGGACACTGGCAAACAACGACAACATCGCTTTCCCATGGTTCGCACCATCAGGAACAAGAAGAGGTATAGTTGACAATGCCACGTCTGTTGGTTACATAGACACAGCGTCTGGTGAATTCGAAACTATATCTGTTACGGAGTCAGTGAGAGATTCAATGCACGAAGTTAAAGTAAATCCAATCACTTTCTTCTCAGGTGCGGGGATTGTGAACTTTGGTAACTTGACCAAGACATCAGCAAGTTCGGCGTTAGACAGAATAAACGTTTCAAGATTAGCAGTGTACCTAAGATCACAATTAGATGCTATTGCTAAACCATTCATCTTTGAACCAAATGACCAATTAACGAGAAATGAAATCAAACAAGCAGTTGAGTCATTCTTGTTAGAACTTGTTGGTCAGAGAGCGTTATACGACTTCCTAGTAGTTTGTGATGAAACCAACAACACACCTACAAGGATTGACAGGAACGAACTTTATGTGGATATAGCAATTGAACCGATCAAATCAGTTGAATTCATCTACATACCGTTGAGAATCAAAAACACAGGAGAAATTGCAAAGTTAGGGAACTAATTTTGAATAAATAGGAGAAACAGATGGCAATATCAACTTTATCAAAATTCACAGTACCACTAGCAAACGATCAGAGTTCAGCATCACAAGGTTTATTGATGCCAAAATTACAGTATCGTTTTAGAGCGATCCTGGAGAATTTTGGAGTATCAACACCAAGATCAGAACTAACAAAACAAGTTATGGACATTACAAGACCTAACTTGACTTTTGACACAGTTACGTTAGACGTTTACAACTCTAAAGTATACGTAGCAGGTAAACACACTTGGGAACCAATTACAATCACATTGAGAGATGATGTGAACAACTCAGTTACTAAACTGGTTGGTGAACAGATCCAGAAACAATTTGATTTCTTTGAACAAAGTTCAGCGGCATCAGGGATTGATTACAAATTCACAGGTAGAATTGAAATGCTTGACGGTGGTAACGGAGCGAGCACACCAAATGTATTAGAAACATTTGAATTATATGGTGCATATGTTGAGAACGTGAACTACAACTCACTAGCATACAATTCTTCAGAACCAGCGACTATCACGATGTCAGTAAGATACGACAACGCGATCCAAACTCCAACAGGAACAGGAATCGGAACAGCGGTGGCTAGAACTGTAGGTACTCTAAGTACTGGTGGTGGACAGTAATTCACACATTAAGTAAGCAATTATAACATCAAAAGCGTCTTTATAGACGCTTTTTTTGTGGCCATAAATACGAGTATGCCAAGCATAAACAACTTCTTAAAAGGTTTCCAGGACGGACTTCCTGGCATGAAGGACTACCAACATGCAAGTAGATTGTATCTAGACGACAACTACAGGTTGATGCCGAAACAGAAATTCCTGTTTCACGTGGTATTCGATACAGACGAAACTTTGTTTGTTGATGGCTTCAAGCCAAATGAAAGATATCAATTGAACATGTTGGTCAAGCAGTGCGACCTTCCCAAGTACAATATGAGTTACGAAGAGAAAACTCAATACAACAAGAAGATGTATAATGCCACGAGGATAGCATACGAGCCAGTAAATATAACTTTCCATGACGATCACGCAGACACAGTAAATGCATTTTGGAAAAAGTATTATGAATATCATATAGCAGATTCTATCAACCTGAACAGCGACTTGACTATCAGCAACACCAAGGACGATTATTACGATGGCATTGATAAAAAATCAATAACAAAATTTGGTATGGATACTCCACGAGCAAGACAGAAGCCTTACCTAAGGGGTATTGAAATATTTGTGTTACATAAAAAAAGATTCACATCCATGAGACTTGTTAATCCAGTGATTGGATCCTTCTCACACGACAACTTAGACCAAGCAGATGGGGCCGGCGTACTGAACAATACAATGCAGATACTTTATGAGACTGTGATTTACAAATCAGGAATAATAAACAGAAACAATGTTCCTGGTTTCGCAACTATAAATTACGACAACTCACCTAGTCCTTTGACAGTGCTTGGTGGTGGCACGAACAGCATTTTTGGTCCGGGCGGAGTCGTGGACGGTGTTGGTTCTGTTATAAGAAACGTTCAGTCAGGAAACATCCTTGGTGCTATACTTTCAGCGTCTAATACCTATAACAATGCTAAAAAAATTAAGAAGTCTGCTGTCAAAGAAGAATTGAAAGGCATAGCAAAAGAAGGAATTCTCGATATTGGAAAGCAGGCAGGCACAATAACTAATCCAATTGCTCAATTTTCTGTTGGGGCAGTGGCCGTGGCAGGTGCGGCGGCACTTGCGAGTCCAAGAGGAACCGCTGACAACAAAAATCAGGCAAACACAACAGTAATAACGAACAACATAGTCAACTTTACAAATTTCCTAGGACCGGATGAAGTATACAAATTGGTTACCAACAATGCTGATGTTCGCACAGAAATCGCATCTGGAATTTATTACAAAGACATAGGATCGCGTAAAGGTCTCACTCCTAATGCTTCTGCTGTTGAGTACGAGGCTTCCTCCGACTCCGTAAAAACAGTTTACTCAAACAAGGCGATCACCAATGTGAGAAAACTTGTCACCGAAGGCTATATAAAAATAGACAGGGATTCTCTTGATGTCGAAGTTGTAACCGAAAAGGCAAATATCTAATGGACGAATTTTACACCAATCTGCCACCAAAACAAAAAGACAGTCTGCAGGCTACAGTAGATAAACTTACCACAACCAACTATCAAACAGACTACCAGTTTAACGTTGGTGAATATGATAGTACTATAGCATTTTTTGTGAAAAGAGGATTCAGTCGTGCGGCGGCGGAATCAACTGCATACGCCATACTTTCACAGGCAAAGATAGACGATGTCAAACCACAAAAGATATTAGACCAACTGACATACGCCACTCCTGCTCTACTTTCTGAACTTATCACAATAATTTTGAACGCCAACAGATACAAGTCAAGTAGGTTGGGTGTGAGGAAAACACTGGCCACAAAAGAAACAGTATCTAGAAACATCATATCATAATGCTACCTAGATTCGCAAGAGGCAAGTTCATGCCTAAGAACCAAGAGAAGTATGTGGGCACTAAAACGCCTACTTACAGGTCAAGTTGGGAACACGCATTCATGAGATTGTGTGACGAACATCCTAACGTGTACCAGTGGGCCTCAGAATCAATCAAGATACCTTACAGGCATCCGTTCACAGGCAAGTACACTGTGTACGTGCCCGACTTCTTCATAGTTTACCAAGACAAGGAAGGTAGGAAACATGCAGAGATGGTTGAAGTCAAACCAATGAGTCAGACAACAATGGAATCAGCCGGCAAGAGCATGGCAAAGAAAAAACAGGTCGTGATAAACATGGCCAAGTGGGAGGCCGCTAATGCATATGCCAAACAAAGGAAGATAAAATTCAGAGTGGTGTCAGAAGAACAGTTATTCCACAATGGCAAACGTAAGTAAATAACACAATGACAAAGAAATTAGAAGACATACTCAATTTACCAAATGTCAAAGAAGCATTCAAAGAGGTAGACAAGAAAGAGAAAGATAAAAAACTTAAAGAAAACACCAATGGTGCTGTGACTGGAAGCAATCTAGATCCACAGACCAAGAAAAATTTAGAGAAAAGTTACAGGGAATTTGACAAGGTAGCGGCGGCTTTGCCGCAGGTTAAGGGGTTAGGCGAACTGTCTGATCTTGAGTTGGATAAACTGGCTATCGAAGCCGAAGAAAGTTACAAAAATCTAATGGATTTAGGCATGAATGTAGACTCTAGATACTCGGGACGTATATTTGAGGTTGCAGGTAATTTTCTTCGAAATGCCATAGATGCCAAAAGCGGCAAGATCGACAAGAAACTCAAAATGATCGAATTACAACTTAAAAAGCAGAAGTTAGATCAGGGCAACAAAGACGATGCTCCTATAGAACAAAGCGACGGATATGTGATATCTGATCGTAATGAATTAATGAAGAAACTGCTTAAAAAAGACTAAATATTGCATATGAGCACATTCAAAGACTATCTTACGGAATCAACCAAGTCATATGACTACAAAATAAAGATCGCAGGCGATAGCAGAAGCATCGACAAAAATGCTTTGGAAACGGCACTGCAAAAATTTGATCTTGCTAGTATGTCGGCGGGTAAGACTACACCAATCATGACTCTACCACTTGATTTTCCTGCCTTAAGCAACGAGCAGGTTACAATCTTTGACGTGACAACGAATTATCCAGAATCACCAAGAGTGATGCATGAATACCTTTCTGATTTATTGAGGATTCCAGCAACACACATAGTTGTCAGGAAACCAAATGAGCCTACTGAAGAATACCAGAGCGACATGCAGGTTGCACAGAAATCAGAATACGCAAACAAACTGCACGACATAGAATACAAAGATGCACCCAAAGTGAACGCAGAAGACTACCATTCAACAAAAGCAAACATGGGTCTATTGAAAGAATTATTAAAAGACAGACAAGAGAACAAGGACCATCCAAAGGGTGGTGAGACCGGAGTTCAGAGTCACATTGAAGAAAAAGGAACACCAAGTCCGCTTTCTAAACCAACCAACCCACACCCAGACCCAAAAAGGAAATAAGTTATGGAAATGATCGACGTGTTAACAAAATTAAAAGAAATAGCAGAATCAAGACCTGAATTGGTCAAAGACGCAGTGGAGAACGTTGAGAAGACAAATCCAAAAGCAGTCACAGAAGGTGGCATGAAAGACTACCTGCACGACGAGGCAGAGAAACTTTCAAGAGAAGAATTCATTAAGAAACATGGTGAGAGCCTAGCAG